CATAATCTTACCTTATGATGGGTCAGGAATTTCAATATCAAACGCTGCAACCGTAAACGTGTTTCCTGATACAACGCTTTGCGATGTTGTAAGCGAACCAGTTGCAAGTAAGCGTGACTCGGATACGTCAACGATTGAATAGTGCGTTGCCGTACCTGTGGCTGTCACAGAGCCATCCGTAATCGCTGCCGCTGTTACCTTGCGCCCAGATGTATCGCCATCCTGTGGTGCGCCAAACGCCAGTGACGTAGAGTTACCAAGCGTGTATGTGCTTGTCGCTTCCGCGTATGTCGTTGCCTCTTGTGAGGTAATGTCAATGCGATCCGCTTCGGTGTCCAGCTTTGTCAGCGCCGCGTCTAGCACATAATCTGCAATGCTTGCCATGTTAGTCTCCTAGAATGTGTTTACTTGCATCCGCAAGCCTGAACCACCAAATTTGGCTTTTTCGTTGTTGCTATTTATACCATCGATTGCATTTTGGTACAATGACGCCCACACTTGTGTCCTCGCATCGTCAACAAGGTACGGCGCAGAGTGTACAAGCGCACCATATAAATACGCGTCTGGAAAGTGAGTGAGTATCCAGTTTGATGTATTACTGTCATCAAGTGGAGCTGTGCGCGCGTAGTAAAATAACTCGCCTGTATACGCAGTGTCTGGCGTTGGCCACACCTCGATCTGGCCTGCGATGATAGCATAACACTGCGGGCGGCCAGCGGTGTCTGAATTGCCTTTACGTTTTGTTTGCATAAAGACTGGCGTAACTAAGTCAACCGGACGCTCATCAACGTCTAAGTGAAAACGCACAGCCTCCATAAAACCTTGAGGCAGCTCTGTGTAGCGCGTGTCAATACTTGCTGTGCTACGCGTCTCCATACGCCAGTGGCGTATCTTACGATCCATGTCGGCCTCAGTAAGAGCAATAAAATCCGGAATGACGCTAGTCAGGTCGTCACGATTTAACCAGTTAGCGACCGTAGTCTTTAGCTCGGAATAGGTTGTAATGCTCACAGCGTGCCCGCCCTTGTCCTAAATACTCTGTTATCTCGATCGTTGAGCCACTGCTTAAACTTCTTCGGATCGTCCGCAATACCTCTTCGCTTGAGGTCATAATACACGTTTAATGGTATTGACGCCACCTTGTTGACGTCGCGGTGCTTGTCGGGGGTATCGTTGTACTGACGCTTGTTTGCTTCTGCGATCGCCGTGACGTCTTGCTGCGTCTCGATTACGTACTCGCCCTTGTCAGTAACGTGCCAATATTGTGTGATGCCGGTGAGCGGATCGTGTCCAAATAATCTCTTTTGTGGCATGTTTATCTCCCAAAAGTGAGAGGGGCGACCGAAGCCGCCCCGTCAGTCTTATGATGTGCGCAAGTCGAAGACGCCTGCATGCGCTGCTTCGTTTGTCACTTTCAGGCCGAACTCTGCCAAGACCATACGCTTCTCAGCGTCACCAGTCTTCGCAAGCTCAACTTGTTGGATCGGACGCAAGTAGCATACAGATGCGTACTCTGGGTCTAGCAAGAACGCGTCACGCTCACGCTGGAACCTATTAGCTACCACATTCAAAGTGCCGAAATCTGACAAGTATACGTCAGCAGCACCAATAATCGTGGTTGGGCTATCTGATGGCGCTTGGTAACGCTGTGCCGCGATACCCGCGAAGCCTGACACAACTGTCTTGTTGTGTGGGCCTACCATCAAGATGCTTGGCTGACCACCAGATGTAAATGCGTTCTGCATTGCAGTTTTCAGCATTGCTTCTGTGAACGCAACACGTCCGTCGTGAGTAGCGTCCGCAGTGTCAGCCGCATCAGTACGCGCGTCAGTACCGTCACCTGTTGGTGATGCACCGTCAGTTGTGCCGCCAGTCGCGAAAACGTCGTTTGTCGCGATCCATGCGCCTAAACCGCCTGTCTCACGAGCTGTTGACGAGTTGCCAGCCGCTTGTGCGTTGTTATCCGTAAGGGTAGCTTCTATATCCCGACGGAGTTCTTTGCCGCGCTTTGCCAACTGATAACTTAACTCGTCATTGCGGCCCGCCAAATCCTGCGCGCCCATGTTGTCTGCGACAATCAATGTGCGGCGTAGAATGTGCGTGTAGTTACCAACGCGAGTTGTTGCTGATGTGCTGTCGAATGCTGTCACATCGTCACCATCGATGCGAGCTGTAGTTGACGTCGCCGCCAAGCTGTCAGTCTGCCACTCAAAGTATGTGTTAGACACATTTTCTGAGCCGATGTTAGATTGAAGAGGAACCTCTTCAGGCGAAATATTGGCAATAATGTCTGCCAAGCTCTCGCGGATACCAATCGCACTATGCGATGTAAAGGTATTTGCTACGATTGCCATAATGGCCTCCTAAAGTAGAGTTTTGATTGCAGCCGCGGCATCCTGCACACGGCCAGTTTGACGAACGCGTTGAAGCGCCTGTGTTTGCTCACTCTTCGGTCTAGGCTGTGTGCTTCGAGAACCAGCTTTGAGTGTCTTGGTCTTTTGCGTCTTCGGCTTTCTCTTCGCCTCCGTTGCGCGTGTCTGACCCTGATCGTATAACATCGCTTTCCTCGCTAACTTCACAAGCGTAGCATTCGTTAGACCATTGACATCTTGTTCGCTGAAACCCTCCTTCAGGAGGAAACCGCGGATGTCTTTGGCCTCTTTAGACGCGACAGAGTTGTCACGCCATTCAGGAATGAGTTCAGGCAGTAACTCGCGCTGCTGTTCGAAGTATTGAGCTTGCATCTGTTCCAGACGCTGTTGCTCTAACCCCATCATGCGCTGACGCTCAGCTTCAACCGCCTGCAATTGAGCTTGCCGCTCTTCTTGCTGCTTTTTCCACTGGCGCTCTGCCTTCGCTGCCATCGTAGGGTCTGTATCGTACAGAGTGTCCCAGTCTGGCTCCTGTTCGACCGGCTGCTGCAAACGCTCCTGCAACGCAGGCAACATCTGAGCATATTGAGCACGTTCACGCTGTATCTCTTCGTAGTTTACCTCGAGCTGCTTGCGCGCCTCGGCTAACTCTTGAGTTTTGCGTGTGTAATCCCGCTGCCTTAGATTTCCGCGTTTAAGCTCTTCGACGGTAATCTCTTCGCCATCTACTTCGACCGTAGCCGATAGTAAGTCGAAGGATGCGTCGTCCTGCTCGCCGGCATCTTCTTCAGCTTCAGAATCGCCTTCGTACTCTGTATCGTACTCTTGAGAGTACTCTTCAGCGTCCTCTGGCATTTCGGCGTCCGCCTCTACGGCTTCGGCCTCAAGCGCATCAGGCTCCGTCACGGTATCCTCTTCAGGCGCGATCATGGCTCTGATTGCATTTTGGGCGGTTTGCAGATCAGTCCCTAACGGGTTGTTGGCTTCTGACATCCTTAATCTCCATATTATGCGCTATTTTGTCTTTTTTTCAATAGTCGCATTATCTTCCATTGCGCGCAGCTTCTGGCGAACCGCCTGTACGCCGCGCAGTTTCATGTAAATACCCTCTCGGGCACCGTTATCGCTGGCTTCAGTTGCCTTGAACTCCTCCCAGCAATCCTGCTCGATTTCATCCATGAAACGAATAAAATCTGTGTCACGCATAAGACGGGCAGCCTCGTGCCCGTCGTCTATGATTTGTTGCTTACTCTTCACGCGCTGCATCCTTAATCAGATCGGCTTGCGCCTTCATCACTTCGCGATTGATCGCCATATCCGACCGGATTTTCTCGACGTTAAGCTGCGTGCCATATTTCGCCTGCATCTCTTCTGCCTTGACGTATAGCTCCGCCTCCAGCTCGTCGCGCTTGCGATCGTCCTCCATGAACATCTTCTCGCGGCCAAGTTGTAATTCGGCAGCCTTCTTCTGGATGTCCGCCTGAATTTGCTGGATTTGCACCTGAATGAGTTGCTCGTTGATGTCCGGTTTGTCTTCTTGTGGTGGCGCTTGGAACTGTGATGGGTCTGACCAGAATTGCGACACGTCCTTGAACCCTGCAAGCTCTGTCATCGCCTTCAGCGTGTTTGACAGCTTCTGCATGTCGGTCAACGGATTCACCGGCCCCATGGTCGCCATGGCCTCTTTCTGCATCTCGCCAATTTGTCGCAGCATCATCATGCGCTCAGTGTCCGTACCGCGGCCAAGTGCTACGTTGATTGAGACGTCCATGTTGGCGTTCCAAGTGCGCGGGTCAATCGGGATAAACTCGTTTGACAGGCGAACCATACGCGGCTGATCCTGATGCGTCGTAATTAAGTGCAACACAATCCGATAGAGCTGCTTCATTCCGGTTTCCGCAAAGATACGCGCAATCATCTCAATGTGCTGCTGAGCGCTCGACACAGTCGCGTTTACCGCTGCCGCGGTGGATGACTGCAAAGCACCCGCGTCTAAGCCCATAGACGCCTTTGAGATGCCTGTGCGGGCCTCTTTGATCTCGTCCATGTATTGTAGAACTGGGAATGCCTGTTGGCCAACGAATGGCATAGACAGTGGCTGCACCTGACCGGCGGAACGCTGGCGAATAATGGCGCCGACCTCTGTCGACATGACGTCATCGATGTTAACCATGCCCTCGGTCACTGCGACGCGTGGGTGGATCGACATCGCCAAGCTGTCAAGCGTGTTACGCATGATCGACGACTTGATGCGCTGGATGTCCATGACGGTATCCGCGATTGACATGCCGAAGAAGTCGTGGGCCTCGGGATCGGGGCAGAACACGGCAAACGGCAGCATTGCGCAAGGCTCGTTCATGAGTATCTTCTTACCGTCGCCGGCAGTACAGACTTTACGCAGCTCGGCAATGCCGTCGCCGTCGTAATCTACTTTTATGTAGTTTTCGACGTAGAGCACCTTCTTCATCGCCGGATCGTTGCGCTCGTTCATTTCGTTGGTGAGAGACTTGTTACGCGTGTAGCGCTCAATGTTCGTCTCCATGTCGTCATACGCAGAACCAAGGTCTGACACCTCGTCGTAATCGTATCCCATGGCTACGAGCTCTGAGACGGTCACGATGCGGCGGTGCGCGACGTAGTCGCTGTCCTCGAGAGACTTCGCTTCACGCGAAATTAGGAACTCTTCCGGAGGCACTGCCTCGAGCTTCACACGGCCATCCGGATATGTGTAAGTCGCCCGCACGGCGTGCATCATAGGCGGGGGCATGATCTGGCCGCTCATGGGGTCAATCTGAGGCTCTCCGATAGGCTCGGACGCGACAATCTCTACCTCAACGTCAGGGTCGGCCATAATGGCGTTTAAGCCGTTGTCATCGAGGCCAGATAGGTCATGCGTCTCAAAGCGCGTCTGGTCGTCCCAGTAACACTTCAGTATGCCAGCCTTACGGATCAGCGCGTCCTTGAAGGCCGCGTGGATGTGCAGGAAGCCGTTGTTGTCGCGATTGATGATGTAGTTCGCGTATTCCGTCGCCTGCTTGGCAGCCGCGACATCCTCTGGCCCTTGGGGCGCGTACTCAACCGTGCGGTCAGTGCCGTGGAAAATGCGCATCAGCGACGGCATAATCGCCTGCACTGTGTCGCGCACGTCCATGCTGACAACTTGGCTGCGGCCCTCTTCCTCATTGCCAAACGGCTCGCCGCGGTAGTACTGCGTGGCTGTCGCGCGTATCGGCGAAATCCAGTTATCGATAAAGTCGATTGCGTCGTCGATCTCTTTGCCGGCGATGCCTTGCAGCTCGTCGTCGTCCATCTGGTCAGGATTTAGCTCGGCTTCTAGTTGCGCCGCCAGTTCGTTGATTTCGTAGTCCATGTACGGCTCCTATCTGCTTAAATAGCCTTCGACGTCGGCAAGCAGGCCAGAGCTAAGCTGTGGCTG